ACACCAAGCTGGGCGAGTCCTGGGAAGACCAGGCGGGCGACACCGTCCCAACCGATCCCCTCATGGCGAGGCGCGAGGACTGGGGCGGCGATCTCGCGCCCGGTGTGGCCGTGCTGACCGCAGGCGTAGATGTGCAGGGCGACCGGCTCGAGGTGCAGATCGTCGGATGGGGCCGCGATGAGGAAGCATGGGTCATCGACTATCGCGTGCTGTGGGGCGACCCCTCCGGCCCACGCCTCTGGTCCGATCTCGACGGCGTGCTGAACGGAACCTGGAGAGACATGCCCGTGCGTGCCGTGGCCGTGGACACCGGTGGTCACCATACCAAGATGGCCTACGAGTTCTGCCGCACTCGCCTCGCCCGTCGCGTTTGGGCGATAAAGGGACGCGGCGGTCCCGGCATCCCGGTCTGGCCCCGGCGTCCCACCCGCACGAACAAAAGCAAGATCCCGCTCTTCATCGTCGGCGTCGATGCTGTGAAGGACGCCGTATACGCCCGCCTGCGCCTGACCGAGCCCGGCCCCGGCGCGATCCACTTCCCGCGCCGCCTCGACGCCGACTATTTCCGCCAGTTGACCGCCGAACGCGTCGTCACCCGCTTCGAGAAGGGCCGCCCGATCCGCTCTTGGCAACCCAAGCGCGACGGCGAACGCAACGAGGCTCTGGACACCTTCGTCTACGCCCACGCCGCCCTGCATGGACTGATCAGCATGGGGATGCGGCTGAATGAAGAGGCGGAGGGGAAGGACAGGTCGATGAGCCGGGCTGTCACATCGCCGCCCAAGGTGATACGCTCCGCTTGGTTGTCGTGAAAGTCCTGCATCCGCAATCGCATGAACGGCGGCAAGCAGCAGAACCTTCAATGATCTACCCACTTGCAACACCGTTGAACTTACCCCTAGCTGGACAAGACCCGCGAACCATGAAGGCCAGTCGATGAATCAATTGTCTCTCTTTCCACTGGCCGACCGCTCATCCTCCACTGAGGATTTCGTGGAGGAAATCTCGAACTTCGCTGATTTTGGCAAAGAGACATCGATTGAGGATATCGACGGCATCCGCTATTTCGTGAATGAATTTTGGACTGCCGGCCAGCGTCAGGCTCATTCTATTCACGAAGTATCCTACCGCGCATGCTTCAAAGCTCAGCTTCCAGAGTTTTTCATTTCGCGGCTAACCAATCCTGGTGACGTTGTATTCGACCCATTCATGGGACGGGGAACAACTCCAGTTCAGGCGGCCTTGATGGGCCGTCAGTCCTTCGGTAATGATATCAATCCGCTATCGACCCTGCTGACCCGCCCCCGTTTGCGCCCGATTTCGCTGCAGGCGGTCGCGGCAGCGCTGAAAACGGTGGACTGGTCGCGGGGCGCTATCCAACGCGAAGACTTGCTGGCATTCTACCACCCAGCCACGCTTAGGAATCTTGAAGCACTGCGTCTCTGGCTGGCGGAACGCGCGCCCCTCGGCACTGAGCAGGTTGACCCGGTTGCTGACTGGATCCGGATGGTGGCAATCAATCGCCTATCCGGACACTCGCCCGGCTTCTTCTCAGGTCGCTCGATGCCCCCGAACCAAGCGGTGTCGGTCAAGGCGCAATTGAAGATCAACGAGAAGTTAGGGGTGTCACCGCCGGAGCGCGACGTCGCAGCAGTGATTATGAAGAAGTCGAAGACTTTGCTCAAAGACGGTTGCGCCCCAAGCCAAGTGCGGTCCAGCCTCCACATTGGTGCAGCATGGGACGTAGCCGGGATCCCGGATGCAACCGTTGATCTAACCGTGACCTCGCCGCCTTTCCTCGACATCGTCCACTATGCCGCCGACAACTGGTTGCGGTGTTGGTTCGCCGGCATAGACCCAGAGACGGTTGCCATCGACATGCACCGGACCGAGGACGCTTGGACGGCGATGGTTCATCGTGTCTTGGCAGAACAAGCCCGCATCCTGCGCCCCGGTGGCTACGTTGCCTTCGAGGTTGGAGAGGTTCGCAACGGAAAGGTCCTGCTTGAGCGCCTTGTTTGGAAAGCGGCAGAAGAGCTGCCGTTCAGACGGATAGGCGTCATGGTAAATGACCAGGAGTTCACCAAGACAGCGAACTGCTGGGGCGTATCCAACGGAGCGCAAGGAACAAACACCAACCGCATCGTCCTTCTTCAGCGGCTCTAGACTCTCAGGCTGCCCTCTAGTTTACTGCTCCAGTGAACTGGGAGGCGGATTTTGCGTTATATTGACGTTCCGATTACGGCAGAGATGCTTGAATATGCTCGCGCGGCAGAAGAGGACGTTCGTGTCCACAGAACGCGGGCGTCAAAGATCGACAGCCTCACAGGTCTGATAGGCGAACTGGCTTTCGCGCAGTGGTTTCTTGGTGATTGGAAAGCACATGATGTTCGTGACACCAAGGGACGACCTGACTTTCTCGAAGTAATTGAAGTCAAGACAAGCGCATACCCTTGGTCGGATCGCCTGAACCTCTTGGTTCGGGAGGACTACGCTGAAAAACGGCGGCCCGAATATTACGTCCAAATCATTGTCGACGCGCCAAACCGGGATGCGCAGGACATCCAGCCTGGCTGGAACTGCCGTATTTCGGGCTGGGCGACACCTGATGAGGTTGATAAAGCGCCGCTCAGGGATTTCGGGGCAAAAGGTGGTGGTCGTGGCGGCTATCGCTGCCGTTACATTGCCATCAAGGACTTAAGAGCCATGGAAGCATTTCCAGCGCTCAAGACCTTTCAGTCCGCCGGTCAGGAAGGTTGATGATGGACAAGCGATTTCAACTCCGTTGGGACGAGGAAGAACTCGCTCGTGCGTTCAAGGTGACCACGGCGGATGTCCGCGAGTATCTGACGGATGGACGCCGAGTGTCGTTCATCATTGAAAGACGGCTAAAGTGGGAGAACCCCGGCTGGAAGCTCGCGCCCTCTGAAGGTGCCGGATACGACTTGCTCGATCCGGATGGTAACATGTGGGAAGTCAGGTCGATCACCAGGCAAGGGGTCTACTTCAACCCGAGCAACCAAGTAGGCTCCGGACGTGTATTCAATGAGGACGGCTTCACGGCGAAGTTATCTGGAATCAAAGGCTTCATCCTGTCCGACATCGTCGAGTTTCCGGTAGTCGACGTCTTCGTGGTGCCGGTTGAAAACGTATTCCGCTGGCATCGTGAGCGTCGCCTTGGCGCGAATGCGAAAGTCTCTCGCGCCAAGTTTCTCGATGAACTGCAAAAGGACATTCGCTTCTAGCTGGATGAAGGGCCGGGTCACTGCGGATCGTTCCCGGTCCTTCCCAACCGCTCTGATACCCCGGAGGCATTGGAGGTGCGACACTCCGCTGCATGCGGACGCTCCTCAATCGCCTGTTTGGAATCACGCGCACGCGCGGCTTTGACGCTGCGGGTGGCGGTCGGCGTTGGGAGGGGGCGCGGACGGTCGATGGGCTGAACACGGCGATCCTCGCGGGTGCGACCACGGCGGCGCGACGGGCCGGGTGGTATGCGCGTAACAACCCGTGGGTCGCAGCGGCGGTCGACAGCCTCGTCGGCAATGTCGTCGGCGCGGGGATCAAGCCGCAATCGATCCATCCTGACCAGGCGGTGCGCGAACGGCTGCAAATGCTGTGGCTCCGTTGGACGGACCACGCCGATCCGAGTGGGTTAGCAGATTTCTACGGGCTACAGGCCATGGCTGTGCGGGCGATGGTCGAGGGCGGCGAGAGTTTCGCCCGGCTGCGCGTCGTGCCCGATGCCCCATCGGTCCCCCTTCACATCGACCTGCTGGACCGAGACCAGGTGCCGTTGGACCTGCATCGCGACATCGGCGGCGGCGCGCGCGTCCGAGCGGGGATCGAATTCAACGGCGTTGGGCAGCGCACCGCCTATTGGGTGATGCGGGATCGGCCGGGCGATCCGCTGACCTCCCTGCGGCTGGAACCGCTGCGTCTGCCCGCTACGGATTGCCTGCATCTTTTCAAGCCGCTGGCGGCTGGCCAGTTGCGCGGGATCACCTGGCTCGCTCCGGTGCTACTGCGGCTGCATGAGTTGGACCAGTTCGAGGACGCTGCCCTCGTGAAGGCCAAGGTCGCGGCGCTGTTCACAGGCTTCATCACCGATCCTGACGGGACGGCGGGCGGGCTTTCCGGCACCAACACCAACGGCGCACTTACCGTCGGCATGGAGCCCGGCAGCTTGGTCCCCCTGCCGCCCGGCACAGACATCCGGTTTTCCAACCCGACCGAGCACGATGCTTATGCCCCATTCGTGAAGAACCACCTGCGCGCGGTCGCTGCCGGGATGGGCCTGCCCTACGAACTGGTTTCGGGCGACCTGGAGGGTGTGACCTATTCCTCGATCCGCGCTGGGCTGATCGAGTTTCGTCGCCGGGTCGAGCAGTTGCAGCACAATGTCGTCGTGCATCTGTTCTGCCGCCCGGTCTGGGAACGCTTCGTGCGACTGGCGGTGCTATCGGGCGATCTGCCCGCCCGCGATTTCGACCGCGATCCGGCCGCGTATCTGGCCTGCGAATGGCTACCGCCAAAGTTCGACTACGTCGATCCGAAGAAGGACGTCGAGGCCGAGATCCTTGCGATCAATGCAGGGCTCAAGAGCAGGACGCAGGCGATTTCCGAACGGGGCTACGAC